CCTGCAACAGCATAGAGAATGTTGTTGCAGGTGTTAATCACCGTCTTGGAAGACAAATGGGTTGTGGCAGCAAGGACATATGCAAAGACTTTGTACAATATTGTCATGCATTTGTCCTATACAATCTTACTGCCACTCGTGAACCTGCACTTTTTGAGGATTGGTTGCTCAAGAGCAACTATTCATTGTCACGACAGCAACACATGCGTGACCTCAGAACTAGGTTCACAACTGCATTGCGCCAGATGCATGTCTGTAAGTCCTTCATCAAATCAGAGCCATATCTTGAGCCTAAGAATCCACGAATCATTAATAGTCCAAGTGATTTGTACAAATCATTGATGGGTCCAATTGTTGCAAAAGCAGACAAGTGCTTGTTTGCATCAAAATGGTTCGTTAAGGGTTCTGATCCAAAAACATGGCCTGAACGATTGCTGAACTTGTTTGGCACACGATCAGTCTTTGAGACTGATTTCTCAAGCATGGAAATTCATCACCATGCGCATCTAGCCGAGCCATTTCGGTTTTGGATGTGTCACTACACCAGGATCAATGGATTTGCAAATTCACTGAGAAGAGCAATATCTCGTCTGTATCAAGGTGAACAATACCTCAATTTCAAGACGAAGAAATATGCAATACAAGCATGCGTCAGTGATGTTCTTATGAGTGGAGCACTATGGACATCTTCAGCAAATGGCTTGCTGAATCTTTGTCTTCTGTCGTATTTGTGCGCCCGCTCTAAATGTCCAGATGCATTACCTCAATGGTTGGCACAAAACATTGATTCGTTGTTCACTGGTCTTGTCGAAGGTGATGATGGCATATGCGAAGCATTTCCACTGAATGAACAGTTGATTTTGGGACTTGGTTTGCAATTTCAAGATGGCAACATTTCCTTGAAGTTGAAATCACATAAGTCCTACACAGATGCCAGTTTCTGTGGTATAACCTGTGATGAGAATGGACAACTCATCAAAGAACCGATAGGAGTACTACGGAAATTTTTTCAACTGCCGATGAAATTGGTGAAGGCGAGGCGAGCGAAGATGCTGTTTTACCTTCGCTGCAAAGCACTCTCGTATTCATGGTTGTATCATGATGTGCCAATAATTGGCGAATTGGCCTATAGTATTTGTAAATTGACAAGTGGTATCAATGGGAAAATACCATCTGAGATGAATTTCTGCACTGATTCCATTGTCAAAGCAAGTACTTCGAGAGCCATGTACACGCCACCGAGAGTTGCAAACTCAGCAAGAATGCTTGTTGAGTCAAAATACCGAGTACCTTGTGAGTATCAACTCCAGATAGAACAATCTATCCGAAATGGTCCAGGTACTTGGGGGTATCTCGTGCCTTGTGCTCATTTGGTCAAGAAAGTTGATGTCTTGTATTCTTTGTTGATGCATACTGAACATCCACTGAACTATGAGCCAAGACCTCTCAAAACCGAGAAGATTAAGATGCACTTGATGCCTGTAACCCATGTCTATGATGTCTTGAAGCATATGGAGCTGTGACTAGAGCCACTTGGTGGTTATGGAACCACTCGTCTAGAGAG